GTGAAGAACATGCGCAAGAACTTGGAGTTCCGATGGGACAACTCCGAGTTCCTGAAGCAGTACGTTCCTGAGATTCGATTCACTGACATTCGCTGGGAATTCAAGAATGCGGATGGCAAGGTGTTCATCGTCAAAGGCTATGGCGCCAAGACTGGTGTTCGTGGAGCCAAGGAAATGGGTAAGCGCCCGCAGCTGGCGGTGCTCGATGACTTGATCAGCGATGAAGATGCTCGCTCAGTCACTGTCATCAGTGCGGTAGAAGACACGGTTTACAAGGCAGTGAACTACGCACTGCATCCGACCAAGAACATGATCATCTGGTCAGGCACACCTTTCAATGCAAAGGATCCGCTGTACAAGGCAGTCGAGTCTGGAGCATGGAGTGTCAACGTGTTCCCAGTGTGCGAACAGTTTCCCTGTACTCGAGATGAGTTTAAAGGCAGCTGGCCGGATCGTTTCACGTATGAGTACGTGAAAGAGCAATACGACTCTGCTGTAAAGCAAGGCAGGGTAGATACGTTTAACCAAGAGTTGATGCTTCGAATCATGTCTGAAGAAGATCGAATGATTCAGGATGGAGACATTGCTTGGTACAAGATCGATGCAGTCATCAAGAACAAAAGTCGATTCAACTTCTACATCACGACGGACTTTGCAACTTCACTGAAGGACAAGTCTGACTTCTCCGTGATCAGTGTCTGGGCGTACAACAATGTTGGTGATTGGCTTTGGGTTGACGGTATCTGCAAGCGCCAGCTGATGGATGCCAACGTCAATGACTTGTTCCGCTTAGCACAGACTTATCGACCCCAATCAGTGGGTGTTGAAGTCACCGGCCAGCAAGGCGGATTCATTCAATGGATCCAGGGTCAAATGCTGGAACGTAATATTTACTTTCCATTAGCCAGTGAAGGCAACGATAATAGGCCCGGCATTAGACCCAATACCAACAAAATGGTTCGATTCAATACGGTAGTTCCTTTGTTCAAAGCCAGAAAGATTTACTTTCCAATTGAACGGAAAACGGAAGCACCTGTTGCCGAAGCCATGAATGAATTGAGTCTGGTTTCAGTATCGGGATTCAGAAGCAAGCACGACGACTTTCTGGATACGATCTCGATGCTGGCTTCATTGCAGCCTTGGAAGCCATCGGAAGAAGCGCCGATGAAAGAATCAGGTAGCGGGGGAGGCATGTGGGACATCGATATTGATGACGCTACTACCGACCGAATGGCTTCGTATATTGTTTAAAGGATAAGAATGAAACTCAATGAAATCTTCGAGCAGCTAACTTACGGTGAACTATCTCAGCTGGCCATTGGTGGCAGTGAAGCCGGCGCCATTGACGAAGCCAACTACCCACGGATCCTGGCTCATATCAATCTGGGAATGAATGCGCTGTACAAGCGGTTCAAGCTCAAGCAAGGCCGAGTGCGTCTGCAGCTGATTCCCGGCAAGACCGAGTACAAGATCAACTCCCAGTTTGCAGCCAGCAATCGCCGCTCGCGGGAGACAGTCAAGTATCTGCAGGACACGGAAGCCAATCCGTTTGTAGATAACATCCAGAAGATAGAAGTCGTGCAGACCGACGACGGTTACGAGCTGTCTCTGAACGATGCGTCTGATCCGTTTACGGTGGTGACTCCGACGCTGACTTCGCTTAGGTTCAACCCTGAACTGGTGGCTCAGTCGATGGAGATTCCGGACGAGCTCAAGACTCTTGGCTTGGACTTGGTGTACCGGGCGGGGCATATAAACATCACGGTTGGTCAGGGCTTCTTCGATCCCAAGCGTGTTGAGGTTGAGCTACCTGACAGTCACCTGGAAGCACTGCTGCTGTTTGTGGCCAGTCGAATCCACAATCCGATCGGTATGCAAAACGAGTTCAATGCCGGCAACAACTACGCTGCCAAGTATGAGCAAGAGTGTCAGCGACTGGAACTGCTGAATCTGGAAGTAGATACCGGCATTCAAAGCACCGGTATTACCAGAAACGGTTGGGTATAAAAAAAGGCCCGTGATGGGCCTTTTGTTTTACTGACCGGAAGATCCAAATCCTCCGGTACCTCGCGTGGTCGTATTCAAAGAGTCAACTAGTTCAAGTCGAACTGTGGCCAGTGGCACGATCATGAATTGAAGAACACGCTCGCCGGCTTCCCACTTGAATGGGATACCGGATTTGGTTTTGATTGCAGCTTTCCATTCGCCTCGGTAATCCGAGTCGATTACCCCGCAAGTGTTGTTGAGTTCCAGTCCGTGTTTAGCGCCGGCACCTGAACGAGGCAGCAGCAAAGCAACATGCTTTTCTGGTACTTCAGCTGCAAAACCAAGGTTGATCAGCTGGGAATTACCAGTGGCAATACCGGCTTCAGGCATGTAAATGTCAAATGCTCCGGCTTGAGCAGTGCCTTTGGTTGGCATTATGAAACCGGCGTGCAATGATTGAATACGCATTCTGAGATCTTTCAAATAATGAGATAATAAAAAACAATCGGGTTACAAGGGTACATATGACTGAAACTACGCAAGCTTCGCAAGTAGCGGAAAAGCCGCTTACCAAATGGAAGAATCCTCCGGATCTTAAAGACCTTAAACAGGACTTGATGGATGCGAAGCCTGCCCATGATACCCAAGAAACTAAAATTAATCAGTGGCTCGATAACCTGAATGTCACTGGGGAAGCAGCAGTCAAAACCCCAAAGGGTTCATCGGCTATCGTTCCCAAGCTAATCCGTAAACAAGCTGAATGGCGATACGCCGCATTGAGCGAACCATTCCTGAGTACCGATGATCTGTTCAGCGTCAAGCCAGTAACCTGGGAAGACCGCGATGCAGCAAAACAGAATCAGCTGGTACTGAACAACCAATTCAACGTGGCTATCGACAAGACCAAGTTTGTCGATGAGTACGTCCGCACCGCAGTCGATGAAGGCACGGTGATTGTTCGGGTGGGCTGGGAGTTCTACGAGGAAGAGTACACAGACAAGTTTCCAGTCGTGGAGTTCCGGGTCAATCCGGACATGGGTCCGGTGCATGAACAGATTCACCAGATGATGGGTGAATCGCCTAGCCAGTACGAAACCGATGTGCCTGAAGAAATGAAGCAGGCGCATGAGATGACGATGGAGCAGGGTGTTCCGATTGAGGCAGTGATCACTGCTTACAAAGACGAAACCCGTATGCGTACGGTGTGCAACAAGCCGACGTTGGAAGTCTGCGACTACCGCAACGTGATGATCGACCCAACCTGCATGGGCGACATCGAGAAAGCCAGCTTCCTGATCTACAGCTTCGAGTCGTCCAAGTCCGAGCTCGAAAAAGATGGCAAGTACAAGAACCTCGACAACCTGGTGGTCAGCAATAGCTCGATCCTTGGCACTCCGGATCACGCTACCAGTGATGGTTCAAAGAACTTCAACTTCAATGACGAGCCACGCAAGAAATTTGTGGTGTACGAGTACTGGGGTTACTGGGACATCGATGGCACCGGACTGGTCAAGCCATTCGTGGCTTCGTGGGTTGGCAATACCCTAATCCGCATGGAAGAAAGTCCGTATCCGGACAAAAAGATTCCGTTCATCTTCGTTTCGTATCTGCCGGTTCGTAAGTCGATCTACGGTGAGCCAGATGGCGCACTGCTCGAAGACAACCAGAAAGTAATCGGAGCTGTTACCCGTGGAATGATCGACATCATGGGCAAGTCCGCAAATGGCCAGACCGGCATTCGCAAAGACATGCTCGATGTGACCAACCGCAGGAAGTTTGACAAGGGTCAGGACTACGAGTTCAACCCCAACGTGGATCCAAGGCAAGGCGTGTTCATGCACACCTACCCAGAGATTCCAAACAGCGCCCAGTTCATGCTGCAGATGCAGAACATGGAAGCCGAGTCGCTGACCGGTGTCAAAGCCTACTCCCAAGGCGTGTCTGGTTCGACCCTTGGTGATGTGGCTGCAGGTGTCCGCGGTGCCCTGGATGCGGCCTCCAAGCGAGAGCTTGGCATTCTGCGTCGCCTGAGCGCCGGCATGGTCAAGATTGGTCGCAAAGTCATCTCCATGAACTCCGAGTTCCTTTCGGACAAGGAAGTGATCCGGATCACCAACGATGAGTTTGTCACGGTGCGCAAGGACGACCTACCGGGCAACTTCGATCTGCGCCTGTCGATCTCTACTGCAGAGGAAGACAACAACAAAGCCGAGCAGCTGGCTTTCCTGCTGCAGACGGTGGGTCCGAATGGCGATCCAGAGATGACCAAGATGATTCTGGCTGACATCTCCAAGCTGCGGAAGATGCCTGACCTGGCTCACAAGATTGAATCGTTTCAGCCACAGCCTAATCCGCTGGCTCAAGAGAAAGCCCAGCTGGAGATTGAACTGCTCAAAGCGCAGATTGCCAAAGAGAATGCTCAGGCAATGCAGTATCAAGCCAGTGCACAACTTGATGGTGCCAAGGTTGGTACAGAAAGCGCCAAGCAAGGTCACCTTAAATCGAATACTGACCTAGCCAATCTAGACTTTGTTGAACAAGAGTCTGGAGTTAAGCAGGAACGTGATCTCCAAAAGGTTGGTGAGCAAGCTAGAAGCCAAGGCCAATTGAAAGCCATGGATCATGAGATGCAGAGAGACAACCAGAAACACGATCTGCTTAAGGAATATTTAAAAAATAGAACAAATGCGTAATATGTTCTATGATTACGCCTGTAATTTAAACAACTTTATCTATTAACCTTATGAAAGCACTGGTAGACCAATGAGCAATGACACAATTCAAGAGATTGAACTGAACATCTCACATGCACGGAAGATCGTAGACGTTGGTGACTCCCTTGAACGACTCCGGAATAACCGGGATTTCAAGAAAGTCATTCAAGAAGGTTACTTTGAGCAGGAAGCCATTCGCTTGGTGCACCTGAAATCGGACCAGAACTTCCAAACGCCAGAGCGTCAGCAATCAATCGTCAGTCAGATCGATGCAATTGGTGCATTGAATCAGTATTTTCAGACTGTGTTTCACAAATCCGCTCTTGCCAGGAAGGCAATTGAGTCAGATGAAGAAACCCGCGATGAAATTCTGGCTGAGGAGATTGCATCATGAGTACCGAAAACGTTGAAGCTGTAGAACAACCGTCTTACCTGAACATGTCTGACGCAGAGATCATGAATGCGGCTGCTCCTGAGGAAATCGTGGTTCCTGACGAGGAGATTTCTGAAGATCCTGTAGAGCCGGCTGATGAAACTGCAAAGGAGGAGCCAGAAGCTGAGGCTCCGGACGCTGACGACGAGGCCGCCGACAAGGCGGGCGAGAAGGAAGCGGACGAGCCAGCAGAAGACAAAGAAGATAAGCAGGAAACTGAAGAACCTACCAAGGATGAGTCAAAAGTTGACTTTGAATCCGAGTACAAACGGCTTCTGACACCCTTCAAAGCCAATGGGCGTGAAATTGCAGTCAACAGCGTTGACGATGCAATTGCCCTGATGCAGATGGGTGCGAACTACAACAAGAAGATGGCTGCACTCAAGCCCAATCTCAAGTTGATGAAGATGCTGGAGAACAACCAGCTTCTGAATGAAGAGAAACTGAGCTATTTGATCGACCTGAGTAATAAAAACCCAGATGCGATCAACAAGCTGGTGAAGGAAAGCGGCATTGATCCAATGGATCTTGACGCTGAAAAAGCAGGTGCATACAAGCAGTCTACTTACACTGTTGAT